CCCCGGCAGGCGCGGAGCGCCCACCGTTTTACAGGCTGGATAGTGCTTAGGTGCACACATCTATTTTGTTTGGCCTGGATACGCAAGCGTACCAGGATCCAACTTTGGGTGTTCCAGACTTCGGCTTGACTAGCCGAGAGCCCGTCTCCGCTTAGGCATACGCCGTACGGAGAAGCTCGTTCCAACGCTACTAAATGGCTTAGACTCTCGAACCAGTAGAGTCCTAAGTCGTGCCCATAGGTTGATAAGACCCGTAGTAGGCGGTTTTACATCCTTATCTCTAAGGGTGAATTCCACCTTAGCCGGAAGGGATGAGATCCCCTCATCAGCTAGCATGACCTGATTCCAAACTGATTCTAGACCAGACCATTCAGGGAGGATTCCTGGATCCAGTACCCGTAAGACGTTATCGATTTTCTCGTGTCTCCGTCTCAGACCCAATTGGTACGGATAAGTAACCCACTCGCTAAAAAGTAAATTGAACTGAGACTCCCCAGTCTCAAATCCAAAGAACTCCTTAGTTCCACTGCTGAAGAACGGTTTCATCTCGATCTTTGTAGATCCTTGAGACTTCGCCGTTCTAGAGCCGGCACGGTCAGCGCACTCCCCCCCATCTTCAGAAACCTTCTTAGCGAAAGTTGCATCCGATAGACGGAACGTGGTAACATCGTGCAGCAGGGTACTCACCCGGCGATTAGCTCTGAGGAGATACGACAGTATGTCCTTCCAGAAGATTCCGGCTGTGAGCCAGGCCCTTCTTTGGTCCACAACTGCCTCAGTTCCGCCCGGTGCCACGGAGGTTAACCATGCCTCAATAGGCATTGGCCAAGCCCCGCCCGGACGGCAGAGATAGGCGAGCATCTTAGAGAGACGATTCCCGATACCTAGTGCGACAGGGAGTCGCGCTAGATTCCGAAACCGGAAGCCCATGGAAATTGCTACGGAAGAAAATCGGATCACTCCGAACTTCATATTCTTTGCGACCAGTTCCCCCAGGGAGCCCAAGTTGCATCTCGCAACAAGGAACTCGGCCAGAGAAATTGGTGAGCAATCCCGCCCACGTATCCATGTTCGTTTAGCGAACTCAATGGATGATTGGCTAGAAACCAGACTTTTGGCTAGTCCGATCTCCACACCCAGAGCATCCATGATACGAAGGTATTCCATAGCGACCGCGCGATCAGCTATGACCACATCATCCCCCAGCACTGCATACAGCAGGAACCATCCTGGCGCCCTAGGATACGCCTTTGAAGCCGCCATTTGTACAATCGCATGATGTACCAACGCGAGCATAGCCCACGAAGATAATGCGCCCATAGGCTGTCCTACAGAGTACCAGACAGACCTATAATCGAGATTCCAAGATTTTGCAATCTTGGGAAGACGGTATGGCTGTCCGACTAAGAGGTAGGCCCACAGGTTAGCAAGTTCTTCACCCAGTAGCGGTATTAGGAGAGCGACCTGAATCCGGATGGGTATCCGGTCAGTCGCCGCCGACAAATCGTACGAAGCGACCCAGTGTCCCTTGCCCTCGAAACCAGCAATCAGTGACTCAACGGGGCGAGTTTGATTGAAGGTCCCGTCGGTGGGTATCTGGCGCAAACGTGCGAAAATCCATTGATGCAGGGGGGCCATCAATGTCTGAGTGATCAGATTCACCATGGCAACTACTCTGATCTTCCCCGGCTCCCTTAAGAAAGCCAGAGCCCCAAACGCAAGAGACTTCCTCCAGAAGTGGTCAAGGTACCAGCGCCGGTATAGATACACCGGATCGCAGGCCCAAGGTAGCAACGGATGAAGACCACACTCTGTGGTAGCCATCCCGGACTGCCAGTTTACCACTGTAACCAGAGGAGATCCCTTTGCGCACCTCCCTGAGCGAAGATCAGCTCTCATCCCTTCGAATGCCTCGTCCCATTTCTGGAACACGACACTGTCAAAGACCTTGAGTACCTTCCGGAGAGCCCAGGTGAACTCGACGCCATCCACGAGGCTCAACCATTTAGTTATGGCTGAAAACACCTCTGGATGCGACCCTGCGAGGGCCACATCCCACAGAATCCCCATTACTGAGGTAAAGCCACCCGAGTTCGGGGAGCACTTCTGCATGAATGGAATCTGTTTGGGTTCCAGCTCCCTGTCAGGTCGCAACTTCCATGACTCACCACTTATCGAG